CAACCTTGGATTCCCAAAGTTTCGTTGTGCTGTGCGCCACGGGTTACTGATGCGCTTGCGCTATCACCAAAGTTTGCTAATTCATTGCTCATATAATGCTCCTTAACTAAAACGAATAATGGCGTCTGATGCGGTATCTGCCGGAAAAGTTATTGTAAATGTATTTGAAGCAGTTTTATCTGATCCAAAATTTAAAACACAAATTGATGCTCCTGTACTGCTATTATATATTAAAGCCCCACGGCAAGTAAATGCTGCTGGATTCCAAGTTACATTGGAAAATGATACATAAACCGTGTTTGCAGTAGCATTTGCTGCTGGGGGAATAACCGTTAAAATTTTTCCACCAGCCGTATATCCAGTTCCTGTAATTTCATTGGTTGTTGTATAGGATGTCGTTGAATTATCTAAGCTTGCATTGCCATTATATAGGGCTATTTTATAGATATAAGGCGTTCCTGCAGCAAAATTCTCTAAACCAGATAGGCAATTTTGTTTAAAAGTAGTGGTTTGACCTTGAGATATTGTCATGGATTTACCGCAATCTTAGCTTGACCATTACGATAAGCGTCACCACGCTCCAAACCTGTTCCAAGACGATTTAATTGCTGCATAGCTTCTTGATATTTATTTTCATAATAGCCAATTAAGTCTGCCTCACCCTTCATAAAGAGCATAGCTTCACGCATAGAGCCATAGAATAGTACTGGGTCATAATTATCCCCAATCCAGCTCGTACCTGTTGCATTAGTTATCGTAGCAACTGTAATTGCAAATCCTGATCCAGTAGAGCCTAAAGATGAGCAAGATAAAATATCACCTACGACATAAAAATTACCGCCAAATTTAAGGCTACAAGAAGTAACAACACCACCAACAATAACAATATCTGCTGTAGCATTTGCACCAGATCCACCAGTTAATGGAACATTTTGGTACACACCATTAGTGTATAGCGATCCAGCAATCAAATTATTTAAAGTGGCTATTTGGCCTTGAACAATAGTTGGTGGATAATAAAAATAATGCATTTCTACAACATAATTAGCATCCGGTGTAGGAGCTAAAATAAGAGACATTTCATTTACATTAGCATATTGACTGCCAAATAATGAATAATACTGTGGAACACCTTGTGGAGTTCCTTGATACGTACTATTTGATAATACAACGCTTGGATATGCTTCTCGCAAATAGTTAACATCTTTATTTAAAAGATAGTTATATTTGTTGTTTGAGTCAATAATAGCAATTGAATAATTGGAAAGCCAATCATTTGGAAGAGATAAGTATTGATTTCCTGAGCTTACGTTACCAGTTACATTTCTTCGCAAAGCTGGAATTTGAACTGAATTATATATACGATCTTCAGCTTCCTGTACAAATACAGGAATGTTTGCCACAAACAATGATTCTGTATTTTCGGCGTATGCTTGGATCGAGTTATACAAATTCTCATAATTCATAATTAAGCCATAGGTCCACGAGTTTTAATGCCTTTAGTAGCGGCTCCGTAACCACGCATAGTCTTTTCACCATTACGGTTTTCAGGAGTGTAGTTGCCTTTATTAACACCACCAACAGCGATATTAAATTTAGGCAATGGATTACCTTCAATATCAATGGTATTTTTAGGAACAGCTAATGGATTTTGCATTGGTTGTTTGTAAACACCAATATCATTACCGCCACCCTCTGGATATGTAAAACCAGTATATGTACTAGCTGGTTTAGCATTTTTAGCATGACCAAGAGCTTTAAACTCATTTTTAGTTTCTGTTGGTGGAAATTTTTGATTAGCCATGATTAACGACCTCTTCCTGCTGATTTTTGCAACATAGCACGAGCCATATTACGACCAATCGATTTCATTGATGTTCCAAGTTTTTGTGGTCCTTTTTTTGGACCTGTTTCAATTCCTACTACTGGACCTGAATCGCCCAAATTTTTTCCTTTAGTTTTACCTGTTTTAGTAATTCCATCGGCTGCTTTTCTGAATGTCATATTTTACTCCTAACTTGTTGATATTGTTACTGTGCCTGTTTGACCTATACAGATCAAGTTATTCGGGGTTAAAACCGAATCAAAACTGCTTGCTCCACCAACTGGTTGCCATCCCCATTGGAACTGCCTACTACCATCAGTTGGGTATCCAAAATCATCTTGATTATATACGTTTGAATCATAAATATTGGTACCTAAACCAGTCTGTCCACCCATATAGTAACTAATATCAGGCCTTGGCTCCCGTACCGCTTGAGGATCATTTACCGGATACATTCCTAATTGTAACTGAGGTTGATCAAATTCCCAGCACTCTGGACAAACCTTAATATTTACCTGTTTAGTTTTAATAGTTAATTTTCGTAACTCTGTTAATTTATAGCGTTGACCACACCGATCACATTCAGCAATACTATGTTTGCCAGATGCGTATTTACTTGGCATAGTTTACCTCAAACTTGTTCTTTTTTAAAAGATTATCAGAACCACGAATAGCCATTAAATTGCTAGGTACATGCAGTCCAGACACAATTTTTCCCTGCAATGGAATAATATGGTCTACATGCCAAGTTTCGCCGGTAATCTTTGACTGCAATACAGCAAGATTATATTCATTTCGAATACGCTCAAAATCAATGTCTGTTAGCCATTTAGGAGTTCTTTGCTTAACTACTTTCTTTCTTGCAGCAACTAATGCATTAATTTTGCCTTTATTTTCCTGCCTATAAATCTTCTTGTTAGCAAGATATTTATCTTTGTTTGCCTCATAATCAGCTTTTTTAGCAATAACAATCTTTTCCTTATTATTTAAGCGATACTTTTGTTTTGCCTGTTTATCGCATAATTTGCATGAACCACGCACACCCATAAGACCTCTTTTGCTTTGTTTATAAAACTCAGCAATGGTCTTTTCTATGTTGCAGCTTTTGCAAACTTTATTCATGTTACCTCGAATAAAACAGGTTACGAGGAACAAATCGAATAGAAGCCTTTTCACGGTCTTCTTGAGCAGCTAAATCAAATGCCTCATCATAAGCCATTTTAAGCCCCGCCACACGGTTTAAATCAACGTCAGGTAGCTTTACACTCAAATGGTACGCCAAACCCGCTGCAATAGCTGGTATAAAGCGAAATGGCATATCTTCTGTATTGGAACCATCTCCAGCATCCTGTAAACGACGCATACGATAGTAAACCAAAGTATATTGATTCCCGGGTGAACTAGGAGTAGGCCATACATTTACGCATGGTAAGTTATTCGTATATACAGGATCTAAGGCGTTATGAATTGCTGCAACCGTACCATTTTGACCACGCCAAGCATTAAGAATTTGATTTCCTACAATATTTTGATATCCAATAGTTTCAGTAACGCCATTAGTGGTAATGTTAATAAATCCAGTGGTACGCAAATTAGCTGTAGAAGTAAGGGTAATTGTGGTATCTGTAGCAGAAATAGCATACCCAACAGCAATAGTAGTGTTAGGAACTGTTGCTACATTGCCAGATTGACGATCAACCCACATCTGAATTGGGCGTCCGTAAGCATTTTTATTAGGAATAGTGGAGTAAGTAGACTCCGATATCCTGCTAATATTAACGTCGCTTTGGTTTGTTTGTTGACCGTTATAAACACGAGTTACAGTATCTAAAAGGTCAATTGTATCTGCTGGCAATGGATAAATTGATTGACCAGTGTTTAAAACAATTTGACCTTGCTCAATAGTCCATAGGTTAATACCTTTATTAGCCCATTCAATGGTTAATAAATTAACTGATCTGCGGGCTGTACGAAAGTCATACCCAGAACGAAGCTCTTTGCCACAACGCTCAAACGCCTCTTCTACGAGGTCATTCATTGTTAAATTAAACGATGTGACTCCAGTTGTACTCATTTCTTAACCTTTTTAGGATTAACTATTACGGTTTTCATGCCGGAAGGTTTTCCTGTTTTTGTATAAGTCTCATAAGTCATTGTAGGTTTTTTTACTTCTCCACCCTTTTTATATTGAGTGAAATCAGTATTGTCTCTACGAGCTTTTTTAACGCCTTTACCCATTTTGGAAGGCATAATATCACCCATTCCACGGCTAGGTCTCATAGGTATTTACCTTTAGTTTTACCTTTAATAGCACAGCCATCGGCACGCTTTGAAGCTGAAGATACGGACACAGTTTTCATTCCTGCTGGCTTTCCAGTTTTTGTATATGTTTGGAAAGTCATTGTGGGGCTTTTAACTTTACCGCCTTTTTTCATGCCTTCTTCTTTATCAGCAGCTTTTTTAACTGTTTTGTACAAATTAAATTCTTCAGTAGGTTTTGTTTTAGCCTTCTCAGGAACGTACATTTGATCATATTTTTCTTCAGGAACGTACATTTGATCATATTTTTCTTCAGGAACGTACATTTGATCATATTTTTCTTCAGGAACGTACATTTGATCCATAGTCGGCATACCGCCAGTTTGTTTTTTAGCCATATTTAAGCCCTCGTCTTTCCACGAATTGCACATCCATCAGCACGTTTTGAAGCAGAAGAAACTTTACCACCAGACTTCATTTTTTTGGTTTTTTCTTTATCTTCATAGTACTTATTTTGTTCTGGTGTACCCATCACATTTTCATAAAGACGTTTACCAATAGATTTAACTGGTTGGACAACATACTTATCCATTGCATCAGTATCTGCTTTATTTTCTGCAGCAGTATTACGATCTGATATTTCTTGTGGTAATTCGTCTTTAGTTGCCATGATTTAGCAAGCCTTAGTTTTGCCACGAATAGCAATACCATCGGCACGGGCAGAAGCAGATCCACCTTTAGCCATTTTAATAGGGGCTGCATTAAAAGTCTTATTGGATCCGCCTTTAGCACCACTTTGAATTTTCAATGTCTTATTGCTACGTTCTTCCATACCTTTAGTATGACCACGCTTTTGAACAGCGCTTTCACCATGAGCAATTAATTTATTTGAACCGGCTTCTACATCTTTAGACATTGAACTTGGTTTTACAGGTCCACCCTTAGCCATTTTCTTCTCGCCTTCTTCACCTTTAGCATACTGCATCGGAGTAATTTTACCAGATTTAATAGCCTTAGCTTCAGCTAATTCTTCTTTCATTGACTCTTTGCCTTTGAATAATTTTCCCACGATATCACCACCTTTTTTAAATGTTTTGCCTTTGTCGGCTTGATTAAAATCTTTACCCACAGATTGTGGGATTCCTACCTTCTTAGCAAATGCGGGGTTATGCGCAACTGCAGCCATCAGGTGGGCTTGAGATTTAGATTTACTAGGCATTAATGACTCCACCAACCTTGAAATAAATTAGCAAAAATAGCCCCAATAAGAGCTGCAGCGCCACCAACACCTAAAAGCATTCTCCAACCGCCATGAGCTTCTGTAAGGGTCTTTTGGATAGACTGAATAGCTTCTTTAATTTCTCGCATTTCTGCAATCATCTTATCCATATCTTCCTGTAGGTGTTGTATATCACTAGCATGGGTGGCTAGTTCCCTAGCAGTTTGGATTGGGTCTATTGTACTCATGAGCATTTCCAGCGTTTTAAACTAGCAGCCTTACGAGTAGGCTTACCATTTTTATCTTTCATTGGTCCGGGTATCCCAGACATACGAGCGCAGAATGACTTCTTCCTAGCCCCACCTTCAGGCTGTGGAGCCTTTAAATTCGATCCAGTAGCCTTGTTATATTTTGCTCTACCTTTAGCAGTTAAGCCAGCACCTTTTGATACTGGTAGTTTTTCACCACGACCCACTGCAAGAGATGGAGTTTTCTTAGCCATATTGAACTGTTTGATACGTAATGTTTGAAACAACTACATAAATACCATTCGTTGCTAGCATGCCTTCACCTTGAAATAGTACTTGAAAAGGTTGAACTGCAGTACCAGTATTGTAACTAGTCATCCATCTATTGGTACTAGCATTTAAATTAGCAGTTGTATTTGAAACATAGATACACGCTGTTCCAGTAGCAATCGTACCAGAATTAATATCAGTAATTGTAAAAGTATTAACCCCTGTAACAGTAATAATATAGTTACCTGCGGTAGCAGAAACCCCACCAATTGCAGAAAAAGTAATGCCAACTTCTTGGCCTGATGTTAGCCCATGAGCCGTTTGCGTTACAGTAACAGTAGTACCAGAACGCCCATAAGTACCTGTAATAATAGGAGCTATAGCAGTATCAAACACATCAATACCACCAGCAATACCATTACCTTGATACACCAAATTTTTCATGCGTGTACGACCAAGGTACATAAAACCAGAACCGCTAGAATGCGACCCTTTTACGTCATATTGCATTGTCATAATTAATCTCCAAAAATGTTAATTGGGGGCAGCCGAGAATCCCCAGCCCTAACCCCCGTAAGATTAATTAAACGTTTTCTTCGCCACCAGTTGAATCAGATACAAAATAATCGATCCAACCAGAAACAGAGCCAGATGCAGAAGTATTAGCAGCTGAAGTAATCACAACCAAATTGGTTGCATTTGCTACTGCTCCAATAGAAGCTCCTGCAGTTGCTGCGCCAGTACCAATAGATAAACGAGTAGCTGCTGCTGCGTTAGATAATAAACCAGTTGGAACGTTTGTACCAAGAACAATAGTTTGACCGGGGCCTACGCCAGATAATGGAGTAAAGCCCATATTGATATTACCTGTACCAGTAGTGTTAATAATAACGCTGGTAACAACTGCATTGGCTGGAAGAACAACTGCAGAGTTCGCAAATGTTGAGGATACTGCTACATTTCCTGCTGCTGCTGCGTTAGCAATATAAAAAGGTAAGCTCATTCTCATTGAGCCAGCGCCTGCAGTGCGAGTTTGATCGCCACCTGTTGATCGCCAAAGAGCTGAGGTAGTTGCGAGTGTCATAATAAATTTTCCTTACATACAAGATAAAGCCTATTAATCGGTATGTCGTCTGCTGAGTCAGTTTAATAGGCCGATTACTCAGATTTGATAATATTACTACTATTTAAAATTTATGCAAGTAAAAAGCCCCAGAAGGGGCTTATATTTATTACTTTTGAAACTGTTTTAAGCTAGAGATAATTGAATCAATCCAAAAATCATTTACTTGTTTAACTTGTTTAGCCAAGTCTTGAAACTTCTTATCTAAGTCTTTGTAAAAATCAAACATGATATTTCCTTTAAGTAGTGGGGAACCCCCCGTTAGTGTAGGGTTAGTATATACTTAATTTTGTTGCGCTGCAACATTTCCAGTTCGGGAAGTTTTAAGTTAATAGTTACCGATCGGGAAAGAAAAACCCCGCCTTTTGAGCGGGGTCCAAACTGATTTACGTTTGATTTAGTGCTGATTAAGCACCTGCAGAACCGTACATTCCTAGTGGATCTGACCAGCCAAAGCTGTAACGCTCACGAGACTTGTAACGAACGTTACCAGTATCGAAATCACCGTCCATAGAATTCTGGAGTGGTGTACGTTCAAAATGCTTCATGCCGTTTGGAACATCAGTTGTCAAGAACCATGCGTTGCTGTCTGTCAAGAAATGGTTAATTGCGTAACCTTCTGGAATTGAGCCATTGTTTTTGAGTGCGTTGATGTCATTGTCGTTTGTACCAACACGCAATTCAGTTTCTAGCAAGCGAGTTGCAACGAACTGGAGTGCAGGTGGAACAATTAACTTACGTGGTTTAGCAGCGATCAAGAGTGAACGCTCATCAGTCCACAAGCTGATTTGAATAACAGCGGCTTCTAAAGAAGTCTCGTTCAAGTCAGATGCAGTTGATGGAATGTTACTATTTGTACCACCAGAAACCAAAGTATGCGTTGCAGAGAACAATGTTGTACCATCACCACCGTTGTAGCCAGTAGTAAATCCGTTGTTCAATACAGCAGCACCTTTAACTTGCTTTGTGTAAGCCATAGAACGAGCCAATGCCTTAGTATAACGAGCAGATAATGAGTCATACAAGTTATCTTCGATAGCTTCTTCAGTTAAGCTGAAGCCCATTGCGATTGTTTCATGGTTGTAACGAGCGGTCCAAGCTTCTTGACCGTTATCGTAAGCAATTGCAGAGCCTTCGTTTTTAACTGGGGCAGCGCTGAAACCAGAAAGTTTGGTTTCTTCTTCGAATGAACGCTCAGAAGATTCAGTTTCGTAAATCTCTTTATGTTCTTCGCCGTATTTTGCATACTCAAGACCGAATAATGCATTCAATCCGGGGAGCAACTCTTTCAGTAGTTGTGCACGAGAAATAGCCATTTAATGCTCCTTAAGCTGTGTAATCAACGCCGGTAAGGGCAGTTAACTGTGGATTGTTGATCTTCACAATAACTTCTGGGTAGAAGACTGTGCCGGTTGCATTTGCAAAAGAAGTATCAGGAACAACAGCTACAACACGGAAAGGCAATGTTGTTGCATTACCATTAGCATTAGCTGGCAATACTACAGAAGAGCCAGAATCACCAGTGGTTGTAGAGCCTGCACCGTATGCTGTTGCTACGTTTGTACCAACAATAGTGATGTTAGCACCTGTTACTACGCTTGTATTACCAGTAGTTGTTACAGCAACTTTGAAAGCGGCTGTTGGATCTACTACAACATAAGCGATTGGATTTGTTACACCTGAGCCCGGATAGTATTGTGCTTCAACAGTTTGACCTGAAGAATTCACATACTGACAACCAACAAAAGTACCAATAATAGTACCAGAAGTAGTTGCACCAGAAACAGAGATTGTGCCGCCTGCGACTAATTTAACTGTATCGCCGTTATAGATTGCTGTGCCAGTTGTAAGTGGGAGCTGAAGAGTCGCACCTGCATATGGCATGCCGTCAATACGGTTTACAGCTTTAAAGCCGTAGGGAGCTGAGATGGTTGGATAAGCCATTTAAATACTCCTAAAGATTAAATTTAACTACCTTTACCAAAGCTAGTCGTAGATTTCCGCTCATTAAAGATTGGCATCCTTGGGTCGCTTTGACGCATTAAATTGTTATCTACAGCTTCAGTTTGAGATTCACTCTGTTTTGCGTAATACGCATTACGTTGTTGAACAAACTCTACTGGAGTTTTGCAAAGTAACAATCCACCGATTTCAATATTGTCCTTAAAGCGACTATTTGGATCAGCTAGCAGTTGGAACTTTGGCTGCTCTTCAATTCTTACTGGCTCCCATCCTTCACGCAATTTAGCGCTTAAGTTACGGGGGTCTGCATTATTTAAAGTTGCAACCCTAATCCATCTATACGCAAAGCCAGCCTGTCTGTCAGGTTCGGGAAGTAACTCTGGTTGCTGCCACTGCATTGGGCGCTCGCTCATTACTCTGGTTTCTACTTCACGGTCAATTCGTTTCTCAGCCATGTTAGGCCTCCAATTTTAAAAGTTCACGGACGTACTGCTCTGGGGTAAGGCCAAGCTTTTTAGCTATCGCAACCTGCGATGTCTTTAGCTTGACTTTTTTAGATGCGGTCGATCTAGTTGCCGGAGCTACTACCGTTTTGGGTTTTGCTTTAGGAGCGTCTTCCTTTTGCTCTTCCACAACTTCTTCAGATTCCTCAAAATTCTCTGGGAATCGTCTTCGCATTGTTTTGTCTAACGTTGCGTAATACTCATTAGAACCAATCTTTACACCCTGCCTTTTGAGCTTTTCATGGAGCCCTAGCGCTGAAGCGGTCATCTCTTCGTCCTGTCCGAACCAAGGATTACTTTCTTGCCATTCCACTACTTTGTCATCTAAACGAGGTGCAGTTTGATGCTGATGTTGTATTTGTACATCAAATTTTTCTTCTTGTAAAGGCTGAGGATTAAAGTTCTTTACTTGCTCCTCTTTTAATGCTGCCTTTGCAATAGCTTGTTGAGCATCAACCATAGCGTCTGAATCACCAGACTCGTATGCTTCTTTATATGCTTTTTTAGCCATTTTTAACTGTAATTCAGCAGAATCTTTAATAGCACCCTTATATTCCTCTTGTCCGCTATTAATCATAGCTTTCATTCGGTTATTATCCTGAAGTAAGCGTTGGGCAGTATCAATAGCCACTTGGCGCTCACGTTCAGCTACTTCTTTAGCTCGACGCTCATCATTCCAAATATGCTTCATCTGGATTATTTTATCTTTAGCGTCTTTACTGTATTTGTCTAATTCGTCAACTTCAACCTCCAAAGCCTTAACTTTGGCTGGATCTGCTGGCCTACGGTTACGGTCTTCTTCTGGTGTATCGTCTTCAATTTCGATTTCCAAAGTATCTTCAGTTTTTTCATCTGGAAATTGAAATTCTTCTTCTTTAAATTCTGCCATGTCTTGGCTCCTTAAATGTGTTTCCTTTACTGCGATTAATAGAAATTGGCAAAACCTGCAGGTTTCCTAAAATATGCAAACCAGACACGTTTTTGCCGTTTAAGGGGATTATGTGATCCACCTCAAACTTTTTGAAAATTCGGCAAAAATCATACATTCCTTGAACTTCAGCCTGCTCAGCTTGGTTCATAAACATTTCTCCATGCCTAATTTTCTTTTGCCGTCTGCGTACCCTCTCAATCTCTTTAGCGGAATTACGAGCATAGGAGTTGCGTCTATTTTGTAGATGTCTTTCCTTGTTTTCGTTCTGCCATTCAATGGATTTTTGATTGTAGTATTCACGGTTTTTTGATTGGCTTTCACGCACTCTTGTGTGGCAAAGCTCCTTGTTTTTATCGTAATAACGCTGTTGCGCTGCACGAGTTTTATCTCGGTTCTTTTCACGCCAAGCGGCAAGATAAGCCTTTCTTTTCTCAGAGATCATATAAACTTTCGTTTAATTCCCCTCGGATCTTGGACTACTGCTTCTACGCTATCGTCATTGATAATTCTGAATTCACGGTCGTGAATCACGATACGGGTTCCTGCATTTGGACGTACTAGGATGAAATCACCCTGTTTACACCAAGGCCCATTAGGAAAACGGGTTTTATCGGCATAACAGTCATCACCCATAGCAACAACAAAAAGCACTGTTGATAAAAGCTCGTCATGTCTGCGAGTTTCGTCTGACTTAATAATGCCACTGTCAAACGCTTCATCTGCCTCCGGAATAGCGCATAGTATGCGATACCCCTTTGGTTGTGGCAGTTGACGTGCTCTTTCTTCTGCCTCTTTGTTTAGCACTGCAGCTAAGTCTACTGCTTTGCTAAGGTCTAGCTTACTCATCGTCTTGAGTCTCCATCTTTTGTTTGAGGTCTAATATTTCCTGCTTTGCAAAGAGCAGACCTCGAATCTCCCCACAAATTCTTTGATAGTCAGGATAATCTTTGGCTTGTCCGCCACCCAACCATTCTGTAAGTTTTTGCACTTTTTTGTTTAGTTCGTCTACTAAAACATCAGATGCATCCATTATTTACCTTTCTTTATACCCTCTATAGGCTTTTGTTGTGCTGTAAATGCTAATTGATTAGTTTGTTGCTCTGCAGCATGATTCAATTGTTGACTTTGTTTGGTCGATTCATGTAAATGCTTTTCGCTTTGCAGCTCTTTTTCATGGTCTAAGTCTGACACATATTTCAGCATATCAGCCGTCATCTTTGCTTTCTCTTGGTCTTGATTGGCTTGGATTTGGGCTTGTGTTTTAGCAGTTTCTAATTGAACTTGAGCATCAATACGGTGTTGCTCAATTTGCAACTGTTGTTGCCTAATTTGAATATCTGCTTGGTCTTTTGCAGCCTTACGTTGTTGCTCGGCTTGTTTGATCTGCAACTCTTGTTGTTGCATTTGAATCAATGGGTCTTGAGCTTGCTGTTGAGCTTGTTGCTTACCAACTTCTGCTTTATTCATCTGTAATAGACGTTGCGCTGCTTGTGCTAATAATGGAGCAAGTTTAGCTTCAACTTCTGGATCCATATTAATATCTTCGCCAGCCATGTCTACTGTCGGTGGCAATTCTACGCCAAGCTGTTTCTCAATCTCTACACGGTACTGGAATCCTAAATGCTCATTAATATGAGACATCATTGCAGCTTGAATCTGCTGTGCTTGCGGATTATTTTGTAGCAACATTGCAATTTTAGGATCTTGCATTGCTGACATATGTACTGTGATGTGAGCAGTATGATCTTGATATTGGAAAGCTTTGACTGGTTTAATCATCAAGATAGATTGATTTTCAGTTACCGGATCTTTTGGCTTCATATCTTCTGGCAATGGAATTAACTTGTGCGCTTCTTTAATTCCGAGAACATCTAGCATCTGGCGATACATCAATGGCATATTAAACAGGTTTGGAGACTGTTGAGCCAACTGCATAGCCGCTTGATACTGGACAATCTTCTGCGCCATTGTAGAGGCATTGGGATCGCTCACTGGAATAACGTCTGTACTCTCATAGTCAGAACGTTTAGCCATGCGACTGCCAATAACTGGCTCATACTTATAGTCTTCTGGAGCGTTGTCAGCAATAATGCGCTTGAGTAACTTTAATTCTTGCTTCAAACTAAAATGAACACGGGCTTGAACTGCAGACATTACCTTAAGGGTGCGCTCCAAGATAGCAAGTGTTGTTCCAACGGGGGCATTAGCAGACATATCAGAAAGATTTAAGTCTGCTGTGTTAGCAAAGCGACGTCCTTCTTCTACTATCTGACCTAACAACGCCATTAATACTTGGCTAGGCTCCTTGTATGGTAAAGGCATGATATTGTCACGCATGGCGCCGGACGGTACGTCAACGTCCCGAAACTCTCCGGGGGCAATTGGGGTATCGTCACCTTTAATCCGTAATCCACGGGTTTTAAATCCGCCGGGTAAGTTGGCAAGTGAACCCGCATCGACCAATTGGCGGATGATTGAGGTTCCGCTCTTAGCATATGCACCGATAAGGTGGATAAGGCCAAAGCAATAAAAGCCAAAGCCCGGAATATAGCCATAATGGACAAATGCTTGTCGTTTCTGGTGTTTATCATCATTTTGTTCCCAGTTTCTGCGAATGGAAAGAATAGTATTAGTACCCTTTTCAATCGAAACGATATACGGCAACGCTACTCCAGTAGGATCTCCGTCTTCGTCTAGGTGTTCATATCCGTCTAAGTCGAGATTAACGTGCATCTCTAAGACTTTGTAACGGTCGTCCGTTGTAGCTCTAAAGCCCAACTTCTCTGCAATCTTTTTCTCTACTTCATCGAGAACATTAGCTGGTTCACCCAACTCTACATCACGGTAAAAACCGGATACCTGTAATGAACGCATTTCATTTTCAGTTTTACGCATTACATGTGTTACACGTTCTGCAGACTCAAGGCTAGATGCTCCATAAGGAACTACCATGTCTTCTGCTGGAACGTACATTGCTACTTGACGCCCTAATTGGCTATCTTCGTAGACTTTCTTAAACGCATTACCTGCTAAACCCAAGCCCCATAAGAGACGTTCTGTCTCTGGGCGGTATTCGTGCATCACTTCAGTCAACTGGTAGTTCATGTCTTCTTGAACACGCTCTGCAGCCGCTTTAGTTTCTGGTGTTTCCTTACCAATTACCTTGGTTTTTACTGGACCCATTGCTGGGAAGATAGACATCATTGTCTCTGACTGGAATTTAACCAGTGCTTCACTTAATAATGGATGGTAAACGCCACAAGCGCCTTCCCAAGGTTCGCTACGCTCTTCGATCTTCAGGCCAAGTAGCTCTAAACCGTCAACATAAGTCTGAATCCAGTCTTTTCTAGCGGCAATGTCGCCTTCAAAGTCAGATGTTAGGTCAGAAGCTAATGATACTAGGACTCTATCGTCTATCTCTTCTGCTAAGTTAGCATAAAAGTCTTCGTCTTTTTCTTTTGATGGTTCAATTTCAATTTCTAAACCATCCATTCCAATGGTTACACCGTCTGGATTTTCAATTTCAATCTCTAACGGACTTTCCTGTTCAGCCAACTCATCAATTCCCATTGGGGCTTGGTATAGACCTTTATCAATTGCCATGTTTTTTCCTAATTAATAGTATCCAGCGTTACGCTTGGATTTAAAATACTGCGGTTCGTCCGGTTCGTCACTTGGTAAACGCAAAAACCCACCTTGTCTAAAACGAATTAACGCTTGAGTGGAGCTATCCACTAAATCGTCGTGATCCGAATTAGGAAAAGATGCC